TCGAACACGAGAAGCGCAAGGAGTCCAAGCAATACACCAGCGAGCAGCTCCAAGCACAGCTCGCCGCAGCTCTCCGGGAGTGGGAGGACGCTGACCGACTCGGACAAGGCACGAACATCCGAGAAGAGATGTACAACCTGATTTGTGACCTCGAGACGCAGCTCGTTGAAAACAAGGCTCCAAGCTACACGAGGACTGGCATCGTGGAGCTCGACGAGACCATCTCCGGACTGATGCCTTCCGATTATGTCATTCTCGCAGGAAGACCAGGCTCCGGGAAGACGTCGCTCGCGACGAACATCACAGAGAACATTTGCGCACGAGGAGGAGCCGTCGTTTTCTTCTCGCTCGAGATGACCACCAAGCAGGTCATTGCTCGCATCCTCCAGCAGATGACCGGCGTCTCTGCGGAGTGGATTATGACCGGCGACCCTCGCCTCCGGAACCACCTCCCGCGACTCGCTCACGCCTCCGGAATCGTCGCCGATTGGAAAATCAAAGTCTTCGATCACGCAGCCCTTGCAGATGTCGACTGTTGTCCGGCTCTCCTCGAGCAAGCGAAGCACGAGCTCCGCGTCGAGAAGATTGACCTCGCCGTGTTTGACCATATTGGAGAGGCGACGAAGGGAGCCGTCGACAAGCAAGCCGAAACCACGAGGAAGAGTGGCATCCTCCGGGACCTCGCAAAAGCGACCGAAGTCCCTGTGATTTGTCTGGTGCAAATGAACCGAGAGATAGAGAAGGGAGGGAGGGACGAGGACGGATTCCTGAAAAGACTCCCGCAGACCTCAGACCTTCGCGACGCTGGTGAGATTGAAGAGCAAGCCTCGAAGGTCATCTTTACTCACAACAAGAACCAGCTCGTCCTCCGGAAGAACCGATTCGGAGTGTCGGAGGCTGAGATTGCTTGCACCTTCGTCGGTGAGAAGACCAGGTGGGGAACTCGCTGACCGCTGGCCCCGACATCCAGTGGAGGGAGCCAGCCTCCTCGAGCTGGTGCGCAGTTTAGTCCTCGAGCTCGTCCTTCTTCTCCTCTTCTTTGACGTTCCTCGCAAGAAAGCTCTCCCACCCTCTCCGACCATCCTCGAGAGCCTTCGCTCTCTCGTCTTCATTCAGGTCGAAGTCAAGCGTCGCCAAGTCGGTGTCGATGTACACTGTCCGCCATCGGTCGCGGCCTGTCGTCGCAGCCTCGACCGTCTCTGCGCTGGTGACAGCTCCACCAACTCGCACGAGGTAGCGAATCAGGTCGCTCTCGTTCGCAGCTGCTTCCGGAAGCTCGCCTCGCTCCAGCCACTTCACCTTCGACTTATCGTCTACCCAGAATCCGAGGACCGTGTCATTCTGCCAGTGTGGAAGGTCGTATCGTCCAATCGGATAGTTGTCGCTCACTCCTCCGTCGATGTATTGCTCGTCTCGGATGTAAACCGGCTCCCAGACGACCGGGATGGACATCGACGCAAGGACCGCCTCCGCAATCGGGATGTCGAGCGTCCACATCTCTTGTCCGAAGTACACCGGGACGTCTCTGTTCAGGTTGTGAGCCACGACGACGAGCGTCGTGTTGTGTCGGAGATACAAGTCGCGAAAGGTCGCCTCTTCGTCGCCGAGGGCCTTCTTGACCTGGTCGCGAATCCACTCCGCAGGAACTTCCGAACGACACCATCCGAGATTCGTTCGGAGGTTGTGCATATCTCTCAAGATGCCCCACTCATGGTCGAGCCATCGGGAATACTCTATCGACGCAATCTCTTTCTCGATTGCATCCACCTCGAGGCGGAAAGAGAGGAGCATCGCCGTGATTGCTCCCGCACTGGTCCCGACAAAGTGTTCCACTTGGGAGAGAGGAAGGCTTTCTTGCATCGCTTGAAGGGCTCCGAGATAACAGAGACCCTTCATCCCTCCGCCTTTGAAGACGAGACAATTGACAACACTCAAGTCGACTTTTTTCATTGGTTTTTTTCCCTTTCAAAATTGACTATGTAACGTTCTTTCTATATGTTCTACTGTGGGACCAAACTCTACACGAGACACGCGATGCCAAAAATACCAAAGAAACACTACAAGCTGACGAAGAAGAAAGTCATTGCTTCGATAAAGAAGCAAAGGGGCATTCTTTCCTATGTTGCGAGGGAGTGTGCGGTCGACCGTGCGAGCATCTATAACTTCCTGCAACACTATCCCGAGATCTGGGATGTGGTCAAAGAAGCTCGAGAGACTGTGACCGACGAAGTCGAGAACGAGATGCTCAACGTTATCTTTTCTCAAGACCCGGCCTTCGCAAATCAGAAGGCTCGACTCATTCAATTCTACCTCCAGAACCAGGCAAAGGACCGGGGGTATAACGCAGACAAGGAAGAGAAGAAAGACATCGGCCCCATCGTGATTGAGATGAAAAACATCCCGAGACCAGACGATGCTTGACTACACTCCTCTCGACCACCAGCACAAGTTCCACGCGGGGAACGGTCGCATCCGACTCGCCTCGGGAGGAGTGCGCAGCGGGAAGACATTCGCAGGAGCTCACGAGGCTCTCTTCCTTGCTATTGAACATCCGGGATGTGATGGAGCCATCGTCGCACCGACGGCAAAGATGCTTCACTCCATCGCCTTGAAGGAGTTCCGCAAGGTCTGCAAGCAATTCCCGGGACTGGTGGTCGGCGAGGACAAGAGCAAGGAGTTCGCAATCTTCCTCGCGAATGGCTCGACAGTGTACTACCGAAGCGCAGACTCTCCGGGCTCCCTCGATGGTCTGACGCTTGCGTGGTTCTGGGCTGACGAGCTGCGTCACTGGAAGAAGGAAGCGTGGGAGATTCTAGTCGCTCGACTTTCCTGTCCTCGAGCTGGCGAACGTCGAAAAGGAATCGCGACATCAACTCCGAAGATGAATTGGATGTTCGAGGAGTTCCACGACGAGGAATACAAGGACGAGCGGAAGATTTACTTCTTCCCGACCGACAAGAACCACCACCTCGCGAAGTCCTACATGGACGGATTGAAGGCAAGCATCTCGAAGGCTCGCTTCGCCGAGTACGTCCTCGGACAGTTTGGAGGAGCGGAGGGCTCAGTCTTTCCCGACTTCAACCTTCAAAAGCATTGCACGGACAGCGGCGTCGAGTACGACCCAGAGCATCCGGTCCTCTGCTCCTTCGACCCTGGTCATCGTTCGGCGTCGCTGTTGTTCGCTCAACACTTCTCCTACTGTCGACAACACAACTGTCGAGACTGTGTCCACGTCTTCGCGGAGTGGCATCCGGACGACACCTCCACAAGTCGCGTCGCCGACGAGCTGCGTTCGATGGTCATCCGGGAGGGCTGGTCCTACGATGCCGGACGCTTCCCGTTCATCGACAAGGCAGGGAACGCGAAGAACGTTCAACGAGGAGAGAGTGACGTTCAAATCCTCGAGGACTTTGGATTCCGTCCCGACTGGGTCCGCTCGAGGACCGACACGTCGATTCCTCACGGGATTGACCTCATCAACACGAAGCTCTTGAACGTGGAGGGAGAGTCGAGCTTGTTCTTTGCTCCGGAGCTGCGACCGACCGGAAGAGAAGACCGAGGCATAATCAAGGCTCTCCAATACAGCGAGTTTCCGGACACACCAGGCAAGACCAAGAGCGAGCATCCCGTGAAAGATGGATTTTTCGAGCACAGTCGTGATACTTTGCGGTATCTTCTTGTGAATCTCTTCCCGTACTCCGGCAAAGGTTGGGTGGAATAATGATTGAACGAGCAACATTCCAAGAGCTTTGGGACAACGACCACCAGCGTCGCGACGCGGTCAAGGACCTCTTGAGCATCTATGACCACGACTGGTCGCTGATGCTACAAGACAAGATTCGCGAGAACTTCGCTCCGCAGAATCAGAAGAGGATGTTCTCGAAGCTCGACACGTCTCTCAACCTCCTTCGGTGGTCCTCCGACACACTGGCTCCGATTTATTGCGAGGGAGTCAAGCGGTCGATTGAAGGCGACGAGACCGCTGACCTTTCAGTGTACGAAGCCGATGGTCTGCTGAACCTTACCCTCGACCGAGCCTCGAGACTGTTGTTCGCTGTCCGTGAGCTCGTCCTCCGGCCTATCGTCAACGAAGTCACCGGTCAGATAATGGTCGACATCATCACTCCGGACCAGTGTTCCGTGATTCGACATCCAGACAACCCGCTTCGCCTCACCGGGCTCGTTTACCAGACACAAGGCGGAGACTTCATCGTGTGGACGGAGGACGACCACAAGGTCTTCGACGCTGGGTGGGTGGAGAAGCGCAAGCCCGACGGCGAGCCTTATGTCAACGATTACGGAATCATTCCGTTCGTGCTCGCTCACGCAGTCTTCCCGGACCGAGGGACGTGGCATGAGAAGGACGCGAACGGCCTCAAAGCAGCGACCTTGAACCTCGGGATGGCAAAGACCGACTACAACCACAAAAGGCATCTTCAGTCGCACAAGCAGATGGTCTTCACCGGCGTCGGCAACCAGAGCGGAGTCGGCAAGAAAGCAGCCAGCGACCCTTCCTACGCGATACTTTTGAAGGACCAGGGAGCCTCGGCGTCGGTGCTCGACCTCCAAGGAAACCTTGGCGAGCACCTCAGCTCCATCATCAACGACGCAGCTCAAACCTTGTCGCTCTACGGAATCAACCCGGGAGCGGTCAAGGGCTCCCTCGACGCCTCCTCCGGCTATGCGTTGTCCATCAAGCTCACCGACACCGAGCGAGTCTGGAAACAACAGCGCACACTCTGGGAAGCGTGGGAGCGTCAGTTGTACGAAGTCTCGCGTCGCGTGGTTGAAGTCGATGGACAGGACACACTCCCGGAGGGACGTCTCGTCTTCACTTGGCCCTACATCGGACCACAGCAGGACAAGAACGCGGACGCCGAATACTGGTTGAAGCTCCTCGCTGCGGGAGTGACTTCGGTCCCGGAGGTGAGACGCAACCTCTTCCACGAATCACCGGAGCAGCTAGCCGAGTGGATGACCGAGTCGGAGATGTACACAGCAGCGACCTCACCAATCGCTCCTCCGGTCATCCCGTCACCGATTGCAATCGTTGAGCAGCAGCTCGAGGAGACAGTCGAGGCATAATGGACACACCGAAGCAAATCCTCACCGCAGCGATTCAGAACGACGCTGCTCTTGACGACCTCCTCGCAAAGTATGCGGGAAGGTTGCGTGGTTTGAAGACGCAGCTCGTCGCCTTCATCCGTGCGAATCGTGGTGCAGATGGCAAGGTCGCGGTCGCTCTCAACAGTTACAACCTCCTCGAGCAAGAGCTGGCTCGAGCTGGGTTCGCTTCGTTCTACGATTACGGAGACCTATTCGACCAGGCTGGAGAGCTTGCGCTTGAGCAGGTCGCCGACATCCCGGAGAGCCAACTCATTCTCCAAGCCTCGAGACAGTCTCTCGCAGCTGCTCTCTCGGAGACGACTGTTGACGTCAACCGGCAGATTCAAAGCCTCGGGAATGGCATCGTGCAAGCTCTCAAAGCGGAGATGGAGATTGCGACTGTGATTCCTCGACCGCTCTCCGGCATCGCTGCGAATATCAGCAGCGCAACAGGACTCGCAGAGGGACGAGCGAGGACCATCGTCAACACTGCGCTCGCTTCGATTCAGAGAGGCGTTCACGCACGAGCTCTCGACTCTCTGGTGGCACAAGGCGTCGAGATGTTCCTGTACTACACCGGACCTCTTGACGGGAAGACACGACCCTTCTGCAAGCCTCTCGTTGG